TAAAAATCAATAAACCAAAATATTTATAAAAAAACCTTAAAATTATGTCATGTGGCTGCAAAAAAAGAAATCAAGAACAACCTGTTCAAACTGTTCCATTAACAATAACTGTAAATGAAACACCATCAACCCCTCAACCGACTCAACCGGCACCTCCAACTGTTGAGCACGAAGGTACGGATAACCAATAGGAGTTAAAAAATAACGAGCATTATTTGACATTTTGCTCGTTATTTTTTATATTACACATATATACAAATGTATGTATGTATATAAATTATGAAAGTAGAAACTAAATTAACAAGTGTAAACGTATTAGATGATGTTTACAAAAAATTTAAGGTCAACGCCATTAACAATAATGTTAATTTACAAAAATTAGTTAACAGGTCATTGGACTTATACAACAAAGACGATTCTTTTAAAAAGATGATAAATGATTACACGAACTTAGCGGTTAGCGGTTCCAAATATTAATATGAGTAAAAAGAAAATATTACTTTTATCCGACGATTTAAGAATGACATCGGGAATTGCAACAATGTCCAGAGAATTTGTATTAGGAACGATACATAAATATGATTGGGTACAATTGGGAGCATCTCTAAACCATCCTGAATTGGGTAGTATAGTTGACGTTAACGAGGACGTTAGGGAAAGAACCGGTGTGAAAGATGCCAATTTAAAAATTATTCCTTATAATGGTTATGGTGACATGACAATTCTTAGAAAATTAATTAAAGAAGAGAAACCAGATGCAATTCTTCATTTTACCGACCCACATTATTGGCAATGGTTATATGACAATGAGCATGAAATTAGACAACAAGTTCCTTTGTTATTTTACCACATATGGGATGATTTACCCGATCCACAATATAATAGAAATTACTATGAAAGTTGTGATTGGTTGGGTTGTATCTCAAAACAAACATACGGAATTGTACATCGTGTAGGTAAAAGAACGGATAAACCAACTTTTAAACCTTTAGAGGATTGGCAAATTAGTTATGTACCTCATGGGATTAATCCTGAAGTTTTTAAACCTTTAGACTCAGTAAATTCAGATGTGGTTAAATCGATTATTGGTGATAAAAAATATGACTTTATTATGTTCTATAATAATAGAAACATAAGAAGGAAACAACCAAGTGATGTAATTTATTCGTTTAAATTATTCTGTGACCAATTACCAAAAGAAAAATCGAAAAAATGTCTTTTGTTAATGCACACAACCCCAATTGATGAGAATGGTACGGATTTAATTGCCGTTAAAAATGACCTATGTCCTGATTATGATGTTAAATTTACCAACATAAAATTAGAACAGAATATGTTAAACGAATTGTACAATATGGTTGATTGTGCAATTAACATTGCAAACAACGAGGGGTTTGGTCTAACGACCGCAGAAAGTTTAATGTCAGGTACTCCAATCATTGTAAACGTAACCGGTGGTCTACAGGACCAATGTGGTTTTAATTTCACTGAAGATGATTACATTTCTATCGGTTCTTTACATCATAAAGAAAAATCAATGCACTTGGTAAAAGAAGGGGATTGGGTAATTCCTGTTTGGTCATCTGCAATTAATCTTAACGGTTCGGTACCAACACCGTATATTTTTGATGATAGAGTTAACAACGATGATGTTGCCAAAGCTATTATGTCAATGTATAAATTACCTAAGAAAAAAAGAAAAGAGAACGGTAAAAAAGGTAGGGAGTTTATGATTAAAAACCTATCAAATAAAATAATGTGTGAGAAAATGATTGAGGGTATTGACACCGCTTTTGAAAACTTTTCACCAAGAAAAAAATTCGATTTATATAAAATAATTTAATATGAGTAAACCAAATTTATTATTTAGAGGACCAGTTAAAACAAGAAGTGGATATGGTGCACACTCAAGAGATTTATTACAAGCACTGTACGAAATGGATATGTTTGATATCAAAATTGATAGTTGTAATTGGGGTTCTACTCCATTAACCGCTTTAGAAGATGATAATTTATTTCATAAATGGATTGAGGGTAATATTATTACTCAATTATCCGTTCAACCGGACATCTACATTCAAGTTACAGTACCGAATGAGTTTCAAAGAGTTGGAAAATTTAATATCGGTATTACCGCAGGTATCGAAACCACGGCAGCGCCCAAAGATTGGGTAGATGGATGTAACCGAATGGATTTAATTATTACCACATCTAAATTTTCAAGAGACGTTTTATTGTCAACAGTTTATAACGAATTAGAAAATAACACCGGTAAATTAATCAAACAATTTAAAATAGAAAAACCTGTTGAGGTTTTATTTGAAGGTGTTGATTTAACAATCTATAACAATGAATATAAAGGAATTGATTTAGATATTAAAGAAGATTTTGCTTATCTATTTGTTGGTCATTGGTTAAAGGGTGATTTAGGTCAAGATAGAAAAGATGTTGGTATGTTAGTGAAAAGTTTTGTTGAATCGTTTAAAGGTCGGGAAAATAAACCGGCTTTAATTCTAAAAACATCATCGGCTGGATTCTCAATTAAAGAGCGTGAAAATTTTAGAATTAAAATTGAATCTATCGTTGGTGAAATTAAGGATTCTCCGTCCGTTTATTTATTGTTTGGGGATTTATCCAATACCGAAATGAATGAATTATATAATCACCCTAAAATTAAATCAATGGTTTCAATTACCAAAGGTGAGGGTTTCGGTAGACCTCTTCTTGAATTCTCCATGACGGGGAAACCAATTATCGCATCTAATTGGTCGGGACACAAAGATTTTTTACCGTTAGATAAGGCAATAATGGTTGGTGGTACATTGACTGAAGTTCATGAAAGTGCCATTGATACATTTGTCATTAAAGGTTCTAAATGGTTTACCGCCAACTATAATGAATTCGCCGAAGTATTAAGATTAGTTCAAAAAGACTACGATACTTTTTTAGAAAAATCTGAAGAATTACGTATTGAGAATAGTCAAAACTTTTCAATGGGTGGGATGAAGAGTAAATTTAAATCAATCCTTGAACCGTACGTAACTGTACCTAAAGAAACTAAATTGGTTTTACCAAAGTTAAATAAAATAAAGTAATGGACTTTAAATTCTTTAGTAAAAAGGAAGTTAATAACACCTTAACATTAACAAACAACAATAGACACGTAAATAATGAATTCTGTTTTCAGTTTGACAATGAGGAACCCATTTCATTTGCAAATGGTAGTCAAGAATTAAGTCTTAGAATTCAACCATCTACAGGTGGTGATATTACGTTTACTCATAATGGTAAGACATTTAAAATATTCGCAAGAGAAAGACAATGAGAAATTTCAAATTTTTAACAGGATATGTTGGTCCGACCATGGTGGCGAATTGGTCTCCAGCAATTGAAAATAATTTATTTAGTAGTCACGGAATTGACGTTGAGAGTGAATTAACCAATCTATTATCTAATCAGATTGTTCGTGAGATTGATAATGAAATATTAACCCAATTATTTAGGGATGCAAATGAAGGGATGAGAGCATGAAATGTGACAGACATATGTGGGACGTTCTAACCGATGGATGGTGTTGGAAATGTGAAGAATTAACAATAAATGAAAATAAAAAAAGATATGAAGATAAGTTTCGCAATAACAGTTTGCAACGAGATGGAGGAAATCAAGAGATTGGTTCCGTTTTTATTGGAGAACAAAAGACCGAAGGACGAGATAGTAATTCTTTATGATGAGAAAAATGGTAATCCGGATGTGTTAGATTTCTTATTACCTTACAACAAATTACCAAACGTGCAGACATGGAGAGGTCTTGACTTTGAAAATAACTTTGCCGAATGGAAGAACAAACTTAATGAGTATTGTTCGGGTGATTATATATTTCAAATTGACGCGGATGAAATGATTAGTGAATATATAATTGAGAATTTATATGAGATTTTAGAATTAAATCCCGATGTGGACTTAATTTTTGTTCCAAGAATTAATACTGTTGAGGGTATTACTCAAGAACATATAGATAAATGGGGATGGATTGTAAACGAAAAAAATCATATTAACTATCCGGATTATCAGGGCAGAATTTATAGAAAAAATATGACTTGGTATGGAAAAGTTCACGAAAGAATAATTGGTGGTCAAAAATTCTCTTCACTACCAAATGATAATGAGTTATATTGTATTCAACATCATAAAACAATAACAAAACAAGAAAAACAAAACGATTTATATAATAAGATATGAGTAAAATAGAATTTATAATCCCAACTTACAATAGAACGGATTTCTTAATGTGTACAATTAATTCAATCATGGCACAAAGAAGTGACAAATGGTTTATCCACGTTGTTGCCGATTGTCCACCTGAAGGAACATTAGACAAAATAATGAATTACTTTGAGGGTGATGAACGAATTAAATTTACAATACTTCCCGAAAGATATAACGATTGGGGCCATACCCCGAGGAATTACGGGTTGGAACACGCCAAAGAAGATTGGGTAATTATGACGGGAGAAGATAACTATTATACTCCGGTTTTTGTTGACCATTTTTTAGATGCCGTAACACCAAAAACACATTTTGTGTATTGTGATATGATTCATAATTGGACGAATTACCAATATCACTACATTAAATGTCAACCAAAGTGGGGATCAATTGATATTGGTAACTTTATGGTTAGACGTAAAAACGCAAATCAAATGAGGTTGGACCCTAAAGTAGAACAAGCCGACGGTCTTTTTGTTGAAACCTATCTTCAAAAATTTCCTGACGGAAAAGTACAATATGTACCTAAACCATTGTACGTTCACAACTAATATATGATAACATTCGTTGCAACCGCACATCAAGAAAAATATGAGTCATATCAATTTTTAACTTCTTTAATACTTCAAAAAGATACAAGATGGAAATGTATAGTTTATTGTGATGGTAAAAATGAATTCATTGAGGGGGTGGTTAATTTATTTAATGACGACAGAATAACGTTAGTTTCTTCGGAACATCCTAAAGGTTTTTGGGGTCATTATAACAGAAAAGATGCGTTAGATAATTTAGTTGATACTGAATTCGTTATTCAGACATCTATTCAAGATTATTACACACCTAACACTGTTGGTGAAATTTTAAAATTAAGTAATTTATATGATTTCATAAGATACAGTGCAATTCATAACCATATCGATTACAATGTGTTGGAAGGGTACCCTGGACAAAGTCAAATTGATTGGGGTATGTTTGCGGTTAGAACAACTATCGCTAAAGAAGTTGGCATTAACTATGTGGAACATCCTCACTGTGATGGTCTGTTTGCGGGTGAATGTATGATGGTCAATAATATAAGGACATGTAAAATAGATAAAATTTTAACAATACATAATTAAAAAATATGATAAAAATAGCAATTGCAACAAATATAAATTTTTATAAATCGACGTTACCGATTGTGATTCCTTCATTAATAGAAAGAGGAATTGACCCTAACGATATACACGTTTTCAATGCGGGATTTAAACAATATCGTTATGAAAAAACAGAAGATGGTATTCACTTTCATTACTTGGACCATAACTCATATGAATATAGTCCATTGATTGAAATTGTAGAGAAACAGTTATCATCAGAATATTGGTTTCTAATTCATGACACATGTAAATTAGGTCCTAAATTTAAAGAATTACTTTATAATATTCCACAAGATAGACCAGTTAAATTGGCATTAAAGTCTAAACCGGCAATGACGATGGGAACATATAAATATAGTTATTTAATGAGTGTTAAAGATAAAATCGTTTCAATTAAGAACACCGATTATTCTGAGGAGTCAATGACCTATTGGAAAAATTGGGGAGTACCAAATGAAGATTATATTATGTGGATGACAAATCCTATGCCCGTTATTTATAATAATAATGATGATTGGAGAGTAGTGGATAACGATAATTGGTTTAATACCGACACACAAAGAAGAACCGAATATTACCCATCATTGGACCTATATAAAAATAAATCAAATTGGGGTCAAAGCCAAATTTTAAAAAGAACAATTTAATGAAAATTGCCATTATCGGTGGGGGATGGGTAGGTTGCCATTTGGCTAATAAGTTAAAAGGTAATCACGAAGTTGTCATTTACGAGAAAAACACCGAATTATTTAAAGAAACATCATTTAATAATCAAAACAGATTACATAGTGGTTTTCATTACGCTCGAAATTATAAGACAAGACTAATGAGTAAAAATACGTTTACTCAATTTATGGACGATTACGGATTCATGACCGAAGAGGTGAAAAATAATCTTTATTGTGTCCCATATTCTAAATCCATTATTGATTTTGGAACTTACGTGGAAATTTTTAGGGATTATAATAAAGAACACAGTGACGTTTCATTCGTGGATGTTGAGGGGTGTCTTAATACTGACGAGAGGTACATTAATTTTAAATTAGCACATGAATTTTTTAATAAAGAATTAAAGAATCTCGTGGTGAATGAAACAATTACACCTCATAAACTTAAAAAGATTTCAAAAGAATACGATTTGGTTATAAATGCAACCAATAATCACATTAAAGATTTACACAATCAAAATAGTTTCTTTGAATTGACAATATCGTTAATTTATGAAAAAATAAAAGAAACTGAATTTGACGCACTAACAATGGTTGACGGTGAATTCTTTTCAATATATCCATATCAAAAAGGTAAATTTACGTTAACCGATGTTGAACATACTCCGTTGAGAAAATTCAAAACAATTAATAAGTTAAATGAATACAGGGGCACCATTACTCAGGAACTAATCGATAAAAAAATTAAGTTAATTGAGAAAAAAGTAAAACATTATTTTCCTGAATTCTTGACATTCTTTAAATATGATTCATATTTTTTATCCACTAAATCTAAAATAGTGAGTAAGTCAGATGAGAGATATCCGGTAATCACAAAGAGTGGTAATGTGATAAATTGTTTCACTGGTAAAATACAGGGAATATACATTATAGAAAATACGTTAAAACAAGACTATAATTTATGACAAGAGATGAATTAGAATTTTTATTTGAAAAATATCTGGGAAGAGGTGTTAAAGAAAATGAATGGGTGTTACATAGAAATAAAAGATACGAACCATTCGAAATTGAAATTGCAAATTGTAATGAAAGAATTATAAAAATTTCTGAAGTTAAAAAAATTGCAATATTATTAACTGGTCACATTAGGAAAAACTCAATTCTTGAGGGTGTGTCCAGAATTTCTAAACTATACGACATTGACATTTTTGTTCATACGTGGGATAATTTGGGTTTAAAGGGAACGGAAACTAATTTAGACGCCGTGGTCAATGAAAAATTAGTACAACAGGAAATAGATAAATTACCTAACGTTAAAGGGTTCGAGATTGAAAATAATAAAGATTACATTGACGGTTTAGATGACGTAAAAGGATATTTTAATTTTTCATCTCCCGAAAAATTTATTAAATCTCAATTATATTCCATAAATAAAACGTACAATCTATTGGAGAATTATATTAAAAAAACCAAAACTGATTACGATTTAGTTATGAGATTTAGGTTTGATTCTGATTTAAATGAATTTAATTTGACACCTATGGTTATTGATGACATAAATAACCATGATATCATATTCGTACCTAATAGTGATAACAATCACGAACACATAGATTATGCCACTTCTTGTTGGGCTTGTAATAACATGTATTATAAACATAAACTTAAAAAAGTCCATGTATTTGAACATACAAACGTAATATGTGACTTATTTGCTTATGGCAGTGTGAAATCAATGAAAAAATATTGTTCATTATATCATGAATATGATAAATTAAATGTATCTTTCAAAGAAACCAATTTAGAGTCGGCAAAAATACATACTGAGAACTTAACAAAAACTGATGATGGTTATAAACTTAACGGTTATGATGGACATCTTGATTCTCTATATTACTTTAATTGCTCATACCCTGAAAGGTTATTACAAAAATATTTAAAAGACTACATGTTAGTCGAATCTAAAAACGTAAAACTAAAATTAGTACGATGAAAATTATAATAGGAAACACAGGGTTAGTTGGTAAAACAGTTTGTGAAACAGTTGATTTTGACCAAAAATATAACACAACTAACATTGGTAATTTTTTTGAACATTCAAAAGACGGAGATGAATTATTTTTAACTTGTTTACCGGCAACAAAATGGATGATAAATAAAAACTTAGGAAATGATTTATCTAATATCAATCAATTGGTAAATCGAATTGCTAGAAATCATTACTCTAAAATCACACTTATTTCAACTATCGATGTTTATAACGATTCTCCATTAAAATCAAATGAGGATTATTCACCAAACGTAAGTAAATTAAGTTATGGTAATAATCGTTATCTTTTTGAATTAATGATTAGAGAATTGGTTAAAACTGATGATTTAAAAATTTTTAGATTACCGGCACTATTCAACAAACACATTAAGAAAAACGTTTTGTTTGATTTAATTAATGGGAATAATGTCGAACAAATAAACGGCAATTCAAGTTTCCAATGGTATAATTTGGAAAACCTTATGAGTGATGTTGAAAAATATTCAACTCTCTATCCAAATGAAACGGTTTTCAATCTATTCACTGAACCAATCGATACAATGGAAATAGTAAAATTATTCCCTCAATATGTGGATAAAGTCTCCCATTCCGACATTAAAGTAAAGTACGATTATACCACCAAACATAATGAGTATATCTCATCTAAAGAATCTGTTTTAGAGGAGATTAAAAATTTAATACATGAACTTAGCATTAAGTAACTTTGCTTGGGATTTTCAAGATTCCGAAATTACATTTAAAACACTAAAAGAGAATAATATTAATCAAATTGAAACAGTGTTTACAAAAATAAAAGATTGGTCAGAATTAACAACTGATAGTATTATCGAGTATAAAAAATATATTGAATCTTTTGGGATTACTTCATATTCTGCACAGTCTTTATTTTATAATGTTAAATGTAACGACATCAACGATGTGGATGTTATTATTTCCCATTTTCAAAAGTTAATTGACTATTCGAAAATATTAGGTATTAAAATTTTAGTATTTGGGTCACCGGGTCTTAGAAAAAAGAATGGTAATTGGAAAGATTCTTTAACCCATATTTTTAAATCCGTTGATGAAATGTTGGTCGATACGGGAATCAAGGTATTAATTGAACCTAACACGTCTTCGTATGGGGGTGAATTCTTTCATACGGTTTCTGAAATTGTTAATTTTATTGATTCTAACGGTCTTAAAAACATTAGGACGATGATTGATACCCATAACTCATTATTGGAGAAAGAAGACCCAAACATTGAACTTATAACTTATTTTGATTATATTAATCACATACACGTATCGGAACCTAAATTACGAACAATTGAAGAGACTGAATTTCATTTAGATTTTTCTGACATTATTAAAAAATTGGGGTATGATAAGACAATAACTTACGAGGTAATGAAATGTGATAATATACTTGAGAACATTCCATTGTTTTCAAAAATTTACAAATAGAAAATATGAATATTAGTTTTGTACTTGCAGTTTTTAATAAATTAGACTTAACAAAAGACTGTTATAGTCGTCTTCGTTTGGTATATCCCGATGCCCCTCTTGTTATTAGTAGTGGTGGATCATCCGATGGCACCAAAGAATGGTTAGAATCTTTAGACGATGATAATCTTTCATACATACATGACGATGATAGATTAACCTTTTCTGAAAATTATAATGCCGGAATCAAATTGGTTGATACTGAGAAATTAGTTCTAATCCATAATGATATGGTCATTGGAAAACATTTCTTAGAGAACATTGAAAACTTATTAGAAGAGAATATGGTTCTTTCATATACTACAATTGAACCTCCCGTTTTTAAGGGTCATAAAAGACCCGGAAAAGTATTATTAGATTTAGGTTCATCATTCCACGATTTTAATCAACCACTATTTGAACAGTATGTCGAAGAAAATAAAGATAAGTGTCAGTTATATGATGGTGCAGTTTTCTTTATGAGTGGTTATAAAAAAATGTTTGATGATGTCGGGGGATTTGACGGATTTTCATTTGTTCCCGCATTTTGTGAAGATGACGATTTTTTAGTTAGAGCAAAACTTAAAGGTTATGTTCTTAAAACGACTGAATGTGCCATCACATATCACTTTGTTTCTCAAACATCAAGATTCAGTGATGAGTATAAAAAGAACAGAATGTTATATGAAGTTTCTTCAAATAGAAACTTTGTTAGAAAATGGGGTGTCCCGTTTAAGGCATTCCAAGAACAGAGATATTGGGAAGATGAGAAGTTCACTTACAATACGTTTTCAATGGGATTAGTGTCTCGTAACAACACCAGATTGTTTGATATGGAGCCATTTTTTGATAAAATTGATTTAGGGACGATTCCTGACGAATATATTAAAAATGAACAAAAGAATACACGATATGATTTACGTTCCAAATTTGTCCTTACTGACGATGTTGACGTGGTAATATATGAGATTAGTCCATTTACAACTGACGACATTTACACACTACATAAAATTAGATTATCAATACCGTATTATGAGCCAGGTGAATATGAAATTGGTAACATGAAGATAGAAATAAAAAAGACACTTAAATAAGTGTCTTTTTTATTATTAATTTTTCTTTATTAGTTTGAAAAGTATTTGATAATCGTCTTTTGTATCTCCCGCCTTTTTTAAATCTTCCTTTGTTATTTCAGGATATTCGATTTCCTTTTCTTGGTCAAGTAGTGTGCCGTACTCTTTATCGAATTCTAAATATTTTTCATTAAACTTCATTGATATTGTATGACCTTCGTCATCTTTAACCTCATCGTACATTTTAACAACAATTCCACCTTTATCAGATGGTTCTCCATATTTTTGAATTAACTCGTCACGTAATAATTCAACTTTTTTTCTTTCCTTACTTAAAGTTTCACCCAATTCACTTAATTCGTATTTTAAAATGATTGAGAGGTTTTGTTTTAAAAATCCTTTATAGACTTGTTCGCCCGTTTCTTGATTATTAAACCCATTAATTTCACTTTCTAATTGTAGAACTTCACCTAATTTTAACGTTATCTTTTCCATTTTTTTTATATTACTATAATATATTAAAAATAATTTAAAATATCAATTACATTTAAATTATTGTTTTATCTATTTTACCACTTCTATATGTGTTCGACCTATCCAAGTATTTTTTATATAGGGGTTCATTAAATTCACAATTGATTTCTTTTAAGAAATTAACCATATATTCTTCATTAAAGTATATGTCTTCATAGTAATGAATTGTCATATTTTTAATGTTAGACAGAATTTGCATTTCATGTTTAATTTCGGATAAAATTCTTTGTGTTATCTCTAAATGTTTACTTGCCGTACTTGGGTCGTACATGTATTTACCGTACCACTCATCCCTAACCAATGCTGAAGAATAACTCTCGGATTGTTTGGTAATGTTTCTTCTATCTAAAAAAACGACCTTATCAAAATCCTTAAACACCATTTCATAGAAGTCTTCACGTTTCATATTGTTATACTCCTTTGGTAATTGGTTATAGATTTGTTTAGTGAAACTATTATCGTATGATAAAACTTCTTTATATGATATGTCTCTATGTTCGTAAAATGGTTCAATGAAAACTTGTCGATTTCCTTTTAATTCTTGAACATAAAATGAAATTGATGTTGACCCAGTTCTTGGATTGGCAATTAAAATGGTTTTCATTTATATTAAACTTCGTTTTGTTGATAATTTTTCGATGTCTTCGTAGTTAACCCATACAACTAATGAATATCTTTCACCTTGTTCGACTAATGTGACTTCGTGTAATAACTCCGGTTTAAAGATTAAACAATTTCCAATAGTTCTACCCATCTTGAATTCATTGTTGTTGGGGTAATATTTGAAATCTCCACCGATGTATTTTGTGGAATCGTTTAATTGGACGATAACACAAAAAATTCGTTTAACTCCTTCAATTGGTAAGTCGTGATGTTTATAAATAAAACAATCTTTTTCGTATTTTAATATATTACCATCGATATTATCGGTAATAAATTTATACCCAATTTCATTAAGTGCCCCGTTAATTTTGGAATGTAAAATACTTTGATTTTTGAGAGAAATAAACGAAGCCAATGTGTTTCGTTTATGTGAATTAACCACAGTAACGTAACTATCTCCTTTTTGAGAGTATAAACCGGCAGTGGTCCACTCATGGATGGATTTAACAATATTTGCGCAATCATCCTCAGTTAATATTACTTTCTCAAATAAAACCATACAATTATGAATGTGCGGCCTTTAGATATTGGATAAACTTACCAACGACTAAATTAACTTTAGCCTTATCGGTAGAATTTATGGGGGTTACTGTTTTTAATTTAGCGTCTTCGATTTTAATCGACTTATATACTGTTACTGACATCTTTTATACTTTATTATGAACTAAGATTCCATTTGCATAGAAATTATGGTTATCCTCAACCGTTATGATATATGTTTGAGTCTCATTTGTGATTTTTCCCTTAATATCAACTATAGTTGTTAAAGTCAAATCGGTTAAATTTTGAATTGTATCTCCAATTTTAATCTCATGGATTTCTCTTCCCAAATCATATCTTTCAATTGTTAATTTAGGGTCGAATGACGCCAATTCTGTCGAGTTTACATAGTATGGGTGGTCAAATGTACTTGTGATTGTTCTTCCGTCACTTAAAGTGTACGTTACCAAATCATTATGTAGTGGTGTTTTAACATTTGTCACTTTTTTAACTTCAACTTCTTTAGTTATCTCATTAAATGACATAACCTCATCTCCAATAATAACATCTTCAATATTTTTTATTGACTCGTCCCCCATCGTTACGGTAGTACCTGCAATGAAACATGATACACCCCTAATTGGGTTATGGGAAACCAATCTAATGATTTTAGATCCACCGATTAAGAATGTATCGACATCCTCCATATTCGGAGAATAGAAAGTTTCAGTTGTTTCTAAAATTTCATATTCAACGTTAACAATTGGTACTAAATTACCAGTTGAGTCGAATATAGAATGATTTGTTGTCAAGAAATTACATGGTATGTATTTAATTGAGTTCGTTATTGAATCGTAAGCCAATAATCTGTTTGCTCCACCAATTCTAATGTATTCGTCATTTGGGAATGAAATTTTAGTGATTTCATTGGCAAATGGTTGCCACTCATATAAATGAATTAAAACTGACGTTGTTTGATATGACCCGCTTGGTAACTCACTGCCAGAAAAACTCCATTGGTTTAATATGTCGTCGTCATCGGTGTTCGGTGAACCTTCAACAAAGTAAGATGGGTATGAATCTCCCTCAACCATTGTTGAGATTGGTATTTCATCTCCACTTAAACTAACAACCATTTCTTCACCTAATAATCCGTGTTTTTCATTTTTAATAAAGTTAGTCGCAAACTCATAGTAATGTTTTAAACTAAGTTGGTTACTAATTTTGGTGTCGTCGACCTCGATTGACGTTGGTAGATTGAACACCGCCTCGGCCTCGTATTCCGCTACATCACACAATTCTAAGTAAGGACCGTAAACAATTTTAAAAACTCTAACTGAGGTAACAATGTTCTGTTCAATTTGTGATTGGGAAATGTGATATTGTTGTATTATGTTATTTGTTGTTGCAACGTCCGAAATAAATTCACCGTACCTTTCAGTTGGTGTTAGATTAGATTTACCTATTTTATATAATGGGAACGCCTTATGGTCAACTACTACGGGTTTAACAATCACATCCGGTATATTGTTAGGATTTGTTAAATTATCATTCAATAATGTATTATACGTACCATTAATAGGGGACGAATGATAATAATTTATAATAGATTCATTGTCATTATTATCTGAAAATAACTTTAATAAATTTAAAGTTCCTTTAGCATATTCCGAGTCCAAGATTGCGGTTTCATCGTATGCAAATCTTAAAATAAATTTGGTGTCCGAATCTTCAGGATTTGATGGGAAAATAGAATCCGCCGGAACAACAATTTTTTCAATATTGGTAATAAAGGGTGCTGATGTTTCAAGAACACCACATAAATGATCAACAACCTTACCTTGTAATGCCATTTTATATATGATACAAACATCAGTAATGTTATTCTCACTTAAAATGTTAATAAAATTACTATAATCAAAGTATGCTAATGTTGAATTATACCCGGTGGTTGTGTCTGTGTTTATTTCCAATAATCTTAATTCTCCATTGGAATCCCTGATAAAATCGGAAGAAAAAAATGTACCTTTCATATGTTTTTTTTAATTGTTGTCTTTTAATGTCTTATGATAAATATCAAAATAATTTTTTAGAGTGACCGTTCGAGTCGTTGATGTTATATTTAGATTGTCCAATATAATGTTTATAAAACTCGTTTTGTTGACCTAAAACCTCAGATAATGGTTTAACACTTAACCCGTTATTCTTAATTAACATCGTTAATAAATATTGAGCACCAACTGCGGTCGGATTGTTTTTTATTTGTGTAATATTGTTATTAATAAAGATACTGAATTTTTTCCAATTATCAACATAATCTAACCTATTTTTTAGGTTAGGTATGCGTAATAATCCGCAACCAAGTATTTTAATTGTTTTTGAACTGAAATCGGGAAAAATTTCATTTATACCTAACCCCATTAATTCATTAATTGAATCCCCATATGCCATTTTCCAATGACTAATTTCATATGAATCAAAAGTAACGTCCACGTCAAATACAGGTAAGACAGAATTTAAAATTAAATCACCATCAATTAGGTAAAAATCATCAGTTCTCTCTTCCAATACCTTTATTTTAAAACTATCAAATAGTATTGAGTCACAATAAGATTCCAACGGTATAAATTCATCGACTAAAGAATCGAATACATGTCTATTTGATTCGTTTGTGTATATTATTGTAACGTACCCCAATTGTTTGGCAGTTGTTATAGATTTAACATAAAAATTAATCAATATTTTTCGATTTTCCCTAATAACATCGTTAGATTCGATATTAAAATTTAACGTCCATATTAATTTCATATATATTTATATACAGATGGTTGAGATGAGATTATTTTATTTAGAAAATCTTTTTTAGATGATGCAACTAACGACCATCTAACTCCTTGGTGGTCGTTAACTCTATGCATTTCATTTTCATTAAAGTAAACTAACATTCCCTTTTTTGGTGTTACGGTTACTCCATTTGTGAATTCCAAAGTTCCCCCATGAAAATTGTCATTCAAATAAATTACTAAATTATATGGATTATAGTGGCGGTGGTAACTAATATTTTGAATTATTGTATCGTCATATTTTTGTAATCTTAACGCTTCAAAAATGTGGTCTTTAAAAAAATAATCTTTTATTTCAATATTATCTTTTATTGGAATAAGGTTATTAAAATAAAAATGTGCACCTACATTTGAATAGTTTCTTTCAGTTTCATTCCATAATGAAACAAGTTGATTAGTTTCACCATCTTTTAAAAAGTTTTCAAATATTACAATCATATTATTGTTTTTTTAACTTCAGAGTATAAATCCTGATTAAGAAATGAGATTAATGTGAATCTTTTACCCTTTGTTTTTTCTACACGATGTTTTTCATTTCCGCTAAAATATATCATATTACCGGCGGTTGGTTGTATTTTCGTCCCGTTATCGAATGTTAATTCTCCACCAGTAAAATTATGATTTAAAAATATAACAAAAGAATATGGGTCAGTATGTGAGTGAAAATAATCAACCTGTTCTATAGTTTCGTCAACTAATTGTAATCTAAATGCATTATAAATTTGCCTCATTTTTAAAAAATTTGGTAAATCTAACTGATGTAATATGGGTAATAAATCGATACCTTTAAATCTATATATTTCATCCTTAACTTCGAAACATAAATTATTATCCCACAATGATATGAGACTTTGTGTTTGATTATCCGTTAAAAATTTGTTAGTTACCTTTATCATTTTTATTTAATCCAAACTTAATCCACTTATACCAAATTCTTTCATGTATGTAATACTGTATTGGTTTGTAAACTAACTCAGCAACACCGAACGCGGTACCGACTTTTACTGAACCACTTATCCACCACATTAATAAAAATCCAATCATAGTACTAACTATTCGATATGAAATTGTTTTAGCAATGTGTCGTTTTTTTTGTACCATCATTATCCTTTATTTTCGTCGTAGGTAATTTTACCGTCCGCTG